TCAGGGTGTCGAAGGTTCGAGTCCTTCATGGCTCACTTTTAAGTAACTTGCGCGTGTGGCGGAATTGGCAGACGCACTAGACTTAGGATCTAGCGTCTTTGACGTGGGGGTTCAAGTCCCTCCACGCGCACCATTTATTTGCGGACGTGGCTCAGCGGTAGAGCATCGCCTTGCCAAGGCGAGGGTCGCGGGTTCGATTCCCGTCGTCCGCTCCATAAGAATGCGCCCTTAGCTCAGCTGGATAGAGCGTTTGACTACGAATCAAAAGGTCGGGAGTTCGAATCTCTCAGGGCGCGCCATTTATATTAACGGGATGTAGCTCAGCTTGGTAGAGCACCTGGTTTGGGACCAGGGGGTCGCATGTTCGAATCGTGTCATCCCGATTCTTCACCTGCGGGTGTAGTTCAATGGTAGAACTTCAGCCTTCCAAGCTGATAGCGTGGGTTCGATTCCCATCACCCGCTCCATTCTTAAATAACTACATAAGCAATTGTTTATTAAGAACAGAAACTCTTACTTTAGTAAGAGTTTTTTTGTCTGCCCCACTATATACGGCAATATGAGCAACCATTTTATTTTTACGTGAACTGAATACAATGGGAATGTACGTTTGGTTCAAGGGTCCAAAAAAGAACCGACCTCCGGCGGGATGCCTAAACGCGAATAATAGCTTTCCAGTGATTCATCCTGTTCGGGAGAGGTCGCGGCAGTCAACAGCAGAACTGCAAACCGATTCGCCTGACGTTCCAGCTTGCCCGGGGCGAAATAAGAGCTCTCTTCTAAAAAGAACCGGTTAATGCCTTTATGCAGCCGGTCATGACCCAGTTCATGGGCACAGACAAATCGCTGCCATTCCAAGGACAGTTCATTATGAATGACAATAAATTTTCTTCGAAGCTTGCTATAATATAACCCTTTGGTTCCTTCACCCAGGTTCATAAATCGGACATGGATACCTAGAGCCCGGCATAGCTCAAACGGACAGTTGGTTTTATATTTTTTAATAAGCTGATTGACCAGTTCATCCATTTTTCTTCACCTGCAGCATTAGGTATTGGTTAAGAGCATCAATCCCCCGAGTTGTCTGGTTTGGGAGTGGGCTTCCGTTTATTCATCTGTTTGGCTTCCCAGAATAGCCCTGTCAGTACGTCTTTTATTCGTTGTCTGTCCTCTTGTTTCAGCGGAATTCCGTCGAACATCAGCTCTCCGTCATCCTCCAGCATTTTTTTGAAATCCCGCTTGTCCTTGCTGGTCGCCCATTCCGGTATCGCTTCAGCCATCTGTTCATACTCCTGTAAATAGCCTGCCCGTTCCATAAGCTCCTCGTATGAGACATTCATGGCCTCTGCAAGTCTGCGCAGGGTTGCCGGTTTGGGGACGCCGCGCAGCCCGTTTTCAATGCGTGAGATTTGTGAACCGCTGATCCCGGCAGCGACAGCCAATTGGCTGAGGGTAAGACCTTTGCTCTCGCGCAGCCGCTTTAAATACAATCCAAACTCGTGTTCCATCCCGTAACACTCCTTGTCATGCGTTTACCTGCTGCCATTACTATAATCTATTTTTGCCAAAAGGTAAATAATTCATTAATTATTTTGTCATAAGGCAAGGAAACGGGAGTTATTATGCGATTATGGTTGTGAAATGGCTGAATACCGGATTTTACGCGATTCACGGCAGGTGGTATATTATAGAAAAATACGAACAAGATGCGAACACAAAACATTTTATCACATTCCAATCAGCATCTGAAGCATTCTAGAAACCCATTAAAGGAGCGCTATACTAATGATGAATCTGTCTTCCCTGCCTGAACTGGATCGGCGCCAAACTCAAATAGCCATGGAAAGCATGCTTGAGAAATACCGGATATTCAAGACGATTACTTTTGAGGCGAGAGAGGCTTCCATTACGTATTCTTACATGGAACGGTTTCATGGACCGACGCATGTTATTTCAGACCCGACCGCTTCGCTTGCTGCGCATAATGTGGACGTGCCTGCCGCCAGGAGAGCATACTGTGCCGCTGTGGAATCGGTGGTAGAGAGGCTGGACAGCCGGGAACAGCAGCTGGTTCGCGAAAGATATTTGAAAAGAGACGAGGTATTCGATTATACGGTCTACAATCATGTGTTCGACCCGCCCATTAGCAAGGATACTTATGTAAAAATCCGGACACGAGCTTTTTATAAAATGGCTCTGGCTTTCAAGGAGCTGAACATGCTGTCGCTGGGCCCGTTGCTCAAAGCGTCGTCCAAAACGAATAAGGAAAAAAACGGTGTGCTTTCGAATAGCTGATAATACAAAGTGAGCAGGAGATTGTCCGAATGGACGGTCTCTTTTTTTGTCCTCCGAAAAAGCGCCCTTTTTCGTCTCAATCTTCTTCCAAGCTTCGCCCGAATGCCGTCTTCATGCGCTAAAAAAGGAGATATGATTATACCATGGCAAATGAAGCGAAAGAACACCGCAGGAGCATGAATGCTTCAGCCAAAGCCGCAGCTAACCTGCGGGCCAATCAAGCGGTGAAAGCTTCTTTCGGTCATTGGCCAACCAAACGGATGTTATCCAAAGGGATGATGTCCGTTTTGCTTGTTCGGGAAAGACAGGAGGGGATGGACACACAGATAGCATGGAATGACAGAACGGGCAGGGAACCGGCCTGTGACGGCAGATCAAGAAAGGAAGGCAATGATGTCAGTACAGCATTTGCGGAGCTGCATTAAGGGTGCGCTGGAGCAGCGTTTTGCGGACATTCCCGTCATTTCAAGCGACGATGAGGCGCAGACGCCGGGCCTCCGGCTGTTTCTGCTATCATCGGCGTATGACCGGCAGCGGGAAGACCGTTATGCGGCGGTGTACCGGTTCGGTGTCCGCTATGAAGGCGCTACGGTATCGGAGTCGGAGGTTATGGCAGACGCCTTACGCGATGTGCTTGCCCTCGTCGAAGCTGACGGGGTGAGCTACCGAAGTGTACGGCAGACCTGGACGGCCGGAGCGGAAGGGGAAGCGGCTCTGTTCACGGCAGAGTATTCACTGTACCTGCACAGCGAGCGTCCTGAAACGGTAAGAATGGGTCAATTGACAGAGGAAGGAAGAGTGAAATGAGCACAATGAGTGAGAACAAGATCGTATTCGGCAAAGCCCAAATTCTGGAGTCGGGGATTTTTGCGCCAAGGGAAAAGGATGTGCTTGACGCAATTTTGCAGCAGGATCAGAGCTATACGTTGGAACAGGCGAGACAAGAGCTGGCGCTCTTTTTAACGAAGGAGGTCATTTAATGGCTGGAGGAACATGGACAACGCAAAACAAGGTGCGTCCGGGGGTATATGTGAATGTGTCATCCCAATCGGGTGCAATCGGAAAAATGGGAGATCGCGGTACGGCCGCACTGGCTCTGGCGCTCTCCTGGGGACCTGCCGGTGAAATCATCCGCATTGCGTCTCAGGACGATATCGTCAAGCTGCTCGGGTATGATTGGGCGAATGAGGAGCTGCTTCCGGTGCGCGAAGCGCTCAAGCGGGCGGGTAGACTTCTGCTCTACCGTCTGAATACCGGCGTCAAGGCCGAGGCAACGGCCAGCGGATTGAAGGCAACCGCTCAATATGGCGGTGAACGCGGCAATGATCTGTCGGTCGTGATTGCAAGCAATATCGAGGACCCGTCCAAGTTCGATATAAAGACGCTGCTTGACGGGACGGAGGTGGACAGACAGACGGCCTTGGCCGCAGCCGATTTGCTGGATAACGCCTATGTAACGTTCGAGGCGAACGGTTCGGAAGGACTCCAGGCATCTGCCGGAATTCCGCTTACAGGAGGAAGCAACGGGACGGTGACCAATCAGAACCACAGCGATTTTCTGGCCGAGCTGGAGGTGCAGGATTTTCAAACGGTCGGGCTGATCTCGCAGGACAACTCGCTTAAAGCCCTCTACACCTCCTATGTCACACGGCTGCGCGATTCCGAGGGCAAGAAGGTGCAGGCTGTTGTGTCCGATTACGCCGCCGCCGATTATGAAGGGGTCATCAGTGTGAAGAACGGTGTTATCCTTAGCGACGGCACTGTAGTGGACAAGACGAATGCGGTGGCCTGGACAGCGGGAGCGACAGCAGCGGCTACGGCAAATGAATCGCTGACCTATCAGGCTTATGACGATGCGGTGGATGTCGATGTCCGTTTAAGTCATTCCGAGACGGTGGCGGCGCTGCTAAGCGGTGAACTGCTCTTTACTTACAGCGGCGCAAAGGCGGTGGTCGAGCAGGATATCAATACGCTCACGGCGTTCACACCGGCGAAAGGCAAGGCTTTCTCGAAAAACCGGGTTCTCCGCGTGCTGGACGGCATTGCCGTTGATTTGAAGCGTATTTTTGAAACCTACTTTGTTGGAAAAGTATCCAATAATGAGGATGGCCGGGCGCTGTTCTGGTCGCAGTGCGCCGCTTACATGAACGATCTGCAGAATATCGGAGCCATCGAGAGCTTCAATGCGCAGACCGATATTTCCGTCGTTGCCGGCGCCGATAGCGATAGCGTGGTGCTGGAAACGGTTGTGAAGCCGGTGGATTCGGTAGAAAAAGTATATCTGAAAGTGAAGGTGGTCTAAGATGGCGTTCTTGAAAGCCAGCGATACGATTTCCGGTCAGGAGGGCCGCGCTTATGCGGTGATTGGCACCCAAATCGAAGAGATGTTCTATGTGAAAAAGCTGGAGGCTACGGTCGAGAAGCAAAAGGCGGAAGTCAAAACGCTGGGCCGCCGCGGCGTCCAGCATAAAGCGACGGGGTGGTCGGGCAGCGGTTCGATGACCATTTTTTATATGACCAGCCGTTTCCGTCAAATGATGCTCGATTATATGAATACGGGAGTTGACCAGTATTTCGATATCGAAGTCATCAACGAGGACCCTTCGTCCAGCATCGGCGCCCAGCGGATCACGCTGAAAGGAGTCAACCTGGACAGCGTTATTATGGCTTCGCTCGATACCGAGTCGGACGCGCTGGAGGAAGAGGTCAGCTTCACGTTCGAGGATGTAGAGATGGGCAAGCCGTTCGGTTCGGCGTCTTAAGCTGAGATTTAAGCGCATCGAGTCAGTTTGCTCGCGGGGGAGGACGGCGCTATAGCGCCGGCTCCTGCCTGCGGCGGGCTACAATAATCATTAGGAGGATTAACGAATGAGCGAATTCAGTTTGTTTTTTGCCCAAAATGTAAGCTGTGACACGACCGAGGAGTTTGTCGTATCCACGCGCTTTAAAGATAAGGACGGTAAGCCGGCAGCCTGGAAGCTGCGCAGCATGACGGAGGACGAGAATCAGGAATGCCGTAAGGCGGCTACCCGGAAGATTAAAGGCAAGCACGGTGCATACACGCCGGAAATCGACGCCAATGATTATATGGCCAAGCTGATGACGGCGAGCGTCGTGTATCCCGATCTGAAAAACGCGGAGCTTCAGCGTTCTTACGGCGTGCTGGGCGCGGAGGCGCTGCTGCGCAAAATGCTTCTGCCCGGCGAATTCGCCGCCCTCGGCGAGCGGGTGCAGGCGCTTAACGGCTTCGGCGCGGATATGAACGAGCTGGTGGACGACGTAAAAAACTGATTAACGAGGGCGACGGGGAGGCTAATCTGGCCTACTACGCCCTCCATGAGCTGCATATTTTGCCTCATGAGCTGATGGCGCTCTCCGTCCGCGAACGGGCCGCCATCTATGCAATGATCGCCGTCCGGGTGGATAAGGAAAAGCGGGAGCGCTCAAGGGCCGGGGGAAGAAAGAGATGAAGGGGGTGGATAAATGAATAACGGGGAAACAAGCACCGCCGCATTTGTACCGGTACGCGCGCTGACGGTCTGGCGCAATCTGAACGCGGAATGCGAACGGTTCAATCAGAACCTGGAAAAAGTCTCATCTACGCTGGACGGCCTTCAAAAAATACTGGAGCAGATCGAAGAAAAGAACAAGTCTTTAGTGGAAAGCTTTATGCAGGCCCAGGAAGCGGCGGGAAAGCTCTCCGAACAATCGGGAAGCGCGGACGGCGAGGCGGCGAAGGCGAAAAAAGGCTTCATGGACAAGCTCGGCGATGTACTGGATATCCTGAACATTAACACGTTCGAGGTAGCCAAATATTTTGGCGAAAAGGCCGCAGCCCGGCTTTTTTCCAGAAAACAGACTGCCTCGGGGGGATCAGCAGGTGGAGCTGAGGGAGGCGCCGCTACAGCCGGAGGAGCGGTCACATCGAAGGGGCCGGAGAAAAAGGGCGGCTTCATGTCCAAAACGGTCGACGCTCTGAAGGGTCTGGATGTGGCTTCAGTCTTTGACAAGGCGAAATCGCTGGGCGAGAAAGCGCTCGAGGGTGCGGCCAGCGATAAAGACAAGGAGAATTGGAAAACGCTCCAGGATAATATAGACGGAGCTTATGCCTTGATGGGGCAGAAGGCCATTGTGGCGCTGCGGCCCGCGCTTGATGCCCTGAACAATGCCTTTAAATCGGGTCAGATGACGGCTGCGATCAATCTGATGGCGAATCTCTTCCTGGTCGCGGCAACCGCTATCTCGATGGTAGTGGATGGCCTGATTTATATGGGCGGCGTTATCCAGCAGAACTGGTCGGTCATCGGTCCGATCTTGGCGGCAATCGCCTTTGTCTATCTGGCTGCCATGATTGTTCAGGTGTATTCGCTCCCCGCGGC